TTATTTAAATGAACCCCAACTACTAACACGTTTTCCATTACTAGTCTCACCACTTGCAATATAACCATAACCATCCGAACGTTTTTGACGTAACCAAACATATCCATCTTTTTCATAACCGAATGCATCATAATTTACTTCATCGCCTGCATTCAGTGTAGCAATAACAGGAGCATCAGTGAATGGTCCGGTACGAAGTTTAATAGATGTATTTAACGTTAATACACCGTCTTGTTTGGTAAACCAACTAGAATCATATTGACTAGTTGTAATTGTTTCCTCTACTCCTGTAAACCACTCTAAACCCTTATTACCAATCAAATAATTCAAGTCGCATTTCCCGATGCCAGGTACATTCCCTGTTTCAGTATACTGCCAAATATCACATGCGTATTTAGGTTTATTACCACCGTATCGTGGAATCCATAGGAAATCAGCTTTCAATCCACTTAAACCATAATTTTCGTACATGTGATGACTTAGATATAATCCGATTTTCCAACCTTTTGATTTACAACGATCAATAAAAGCTTGAGATGCTGCAGCAAGGTTATTAGCTCCACAGGATTGCAATGTATCATCTTCCACATCAAGAACAAGGAATTTAGCGTTCGGGCTTGTACGAGCCATGAAATCATCAGCTTCCACAATTGCATCATTAACAGAGATATAGCAACCATAAGCATACGCTGCATGAGGTACACCATGTTCTTCTAATTTTGTTACATAACGTTTATACCATTCATCTACTTTGTTTGAACCGTATTGAACACGGCAAATCGCCAAATCTAATTGCGGTGCAGCTACACTCCAATTAATATTACCATTCCATTTTGAAATATCTACAATGTGTCCCATTACTGAACATCTCCTTCAAATAGTTTTTGTTTAATTTCTGTTACATCTTTAGAAATAGATCCAAAGGCTTTTGCTTGCTCTTCAATAACTTCTTGGTTCTTTTGAATGACTGCTTGGTACTGTACTTCACGCTGTTCATTCTTTTTTTGCGTAGTAAAAAGCATCCACACAAATAACCCTGCGAATGCTCCTTGTTGAATGACTGAATTAAAAATTGCATCTTCCACTGTTACCATCTCCTCTCCTTTTGGGCAATAAAAAAAGACCAGTTTATAACTGCTCTGTAGGTTTCGTTTGGCTTACTGTCGTGCCACCATCTCCTGTTCCTTCTGGTGGTTCTTCAGTTATTGGCGGTTCAATTGGATCTGTTGGTTGCTCAGGTTCCGTTACAGGTGGTTTTTCTGGTTCTTTTGGTTCTTCTTTAATCAAACCAACTTGTGCAACTTCAAATTTTTGATAAATATTACATCCAATTAAAACTGTTGTTACAGAAGAACTGTTTAATTGTGCATTTAGAAACTTAATATCAAAATCATTATCAACTGGGATTTCTACAGATTGTCCATTTCTTAATAACACTTTCGCTTTCTTGGATGCATTATCTACATTTTCTATAGGAACAACAACTCTTTTAACATCAAGGCGAGCGCTAATAAAGTCACCAATTAATACTGTATTAAGTTCACTATTGTTCAGTTGTTCATTAAGTGATACTGGGTTGTAATCCTCTGTTTGAACTGATATTTTTTCACTACCTGTATATATTTCAATTGTTTTCATTAGAATGTACCTCCTGTACGTGATTGTATAAATAAACGTGAAATAACGTTAGCATTTACCCTTCCAAGCTTGTCCGGTGTAATAGTGATTTCATGCCACTTTCCTCTTTCAATCTTCCCTCCACCATCTTTTGAAAGATAAGGAATAAGATTAACATTTTCAGCTGAGGTAGAATTAATAGGCACTTCATTTCCATCCACTTTGATTGATACTTTACTTGGCTTTTCTGATAACTTATAGATGCCGTGAGAAATCTCGTGGGTATGATCAGGTATCGTAATTGTATGAACATGATCCTTAATTTCTACTGTATGCGTATGATTCGGAATACTAATCTCATGTGTATGATTTGGTATGCTAATTTCATGCGCATGATCTGGAATATTCACAGTATGTGTATGGCTTGGTATGTTAATGCTATGCGTATGATTTGGTATATCAAAATTATGCGTATGCGATGGTATTGACACGCTATGTGAATGAGCAGGTACATTTACCCTATGTGAGTGACTTAATTCGTTGTTCTTAACCTCTACCGCATGATAATGGTTTTCGAAAGTTACCTCAGTAAGAGGTAACGGCGTTGACGAGTATATAAAGAACGTTGGATTGGCTGACTCACTTGTATACGCACCGCCACCGCCATTTGTACTTGTTTGTGTAGATGAACCACCTGCTGCAGTCGATTTTGCGACACCACCGCCAGAACTACTTGTTTGTGTACTACTACCACCACTACTACTAGTTTGAGTTGAGCCTCCACCAGAACTGGTTGATTTAACAACAGAACCGCCCGCACTTGTTGAATTTACTACTGCACCGCCTGCACTTGTACTTGTCACAATTGAACCGCCTGCGCTTGTTGATTCCACAAGAGCACCACCGCCATGTGTAGCACGACTGTAAGCCCTAAACTCTTCTGTTTCAAAGGTTAAATCTAATGTATTGATATTCACCAAGTCATCTGGTAGATAGAATTTAACAACGGCTGGATTCTCTGAATCACAATTGTCATTATAAGAATAATTTAAGATGTTAGTAGAACCCTGTGAATATACTTCATTAACTCTTTGTCTACGGTCCAACTCAGCCTGTGTAGTCCCTAAATCTTCAAGTGGGTCTCCAATTTCCAAGCTCATATCAAATGGATTTCCTGTAGTATCAGATTTTCCTTTCTTTATCAAGCGTACATCCACAATTCCTAGTTCTTCATCATGAATACGTACCAACTTACCAGATTCATATTTATCAAGCTTGTATGGATCTATTAATTCATAATCAATAGCATCCACAGAGTACGTAACTTTTGGCCTGCATCTTTCGTTTAATAATGCCTGACCAGAACTAAATAAAACATCGGCATGCTCAAACCTTCTATCTACCCAAATGTATTTGTGGATACCATATTTTTCGATAACATGCTGTGGTGCATCTATATATGGTTTTCCAGTTGGGTTAACCTCAGTAATATCTAATTGGTTAATACCTTCACCATATCCGAGAGGATAAATACGAGTAATAATATCAGTTGGGTCTTCTGTTTTTGTAATTCCTTTTAAATTTTTCTTGAATCTCAGTTCACCTGTAATCTCCATACTCGCTTTTTCTAAATTTATTGTCCAAGGGTAATTTTCTACTGAATCATCCCATGTCCATGCATGTTGTTCATCAAATGGCTTAGGAACACTAAACATCGGTCCCAATATTGTATTTTCATTCTCCCAACTATGATGAAAATACCTAACGAAATCACACTTCCCCAGTCTCCAATGCTTTGTTTCTTGTTGACTCAAAAGATATTCAAGCACATCTTTAGTAGTTGGGTTGGTTAATTGATGATAACGAAAAAGCACGTCACTTAGCAGAGTAGCTAGGACGTGCTCACATTTATATGTTATTGTTTGGTTGCTTTCGTTTTTCACAGTTTCTTTAGGAATAATACGGAACATCCCTATTCGTTTATCCTGGTCAAAGATTTCTAAGAAATCCAGTGCAATGATTTCATCATTCTTTGGATCATTTAATGGTAATGAAAAAGCAGCCGTCCAAATTGCATTGAACTGCTGCTCATAACTAATTTTAAAAGCATTTTCTAAATATGCTTTTAATTGTAATTTTTTGTTGTAAAGTCTGATAGGTTTCAATATATCACCTCAATTCATAGAAACACGGTCAATACGTGTTGTTCCAGCAGAAGTTTTATAAAACCCTAAGAAACCGCCAAAATGTGGCTTGGTCATGGTATGTTCTCCAATTTTAGTACCGTTTATATAGAAAGTAGCAATTCCATTTGGCGCAACTGTAATTCTATATTTTTTTTGCACTCCTGAGTGGTCTGTTGAATCAAGTTGCGTAATGTTAATAAATCCACTTGGGCCACTTCCTTCGGAAATTTTCAAATATCCACCACCAGCATCTAACCATGCATATAGTCCAGCGTGCGGATCTCCATTAATTGAATTAGGTTTATTAAATAGGGTAATACCATCTCCCTTTTTTAAAGTCGTTTTCATTTCAACATCTAAAGTATGTAGCAATCTTGATGTTGGAATGTCTACCATCACGTGTCCGAGTGATCCGCCCTCGGATTCAATATCTATATCTTCTATAACTACACTCCTTTGTGTAGCTGTTGGTATTACTTCTGGTTTATTGGAAGCGTACGCCATAAATTTTTTTCTAGTTTTATGAGTTCTGATATAGTAAAGCCCTACTGAACCTAATGCATCAACATTAAATAGCTCAATAAAATGCAATCCAGGATTAGCATTTTCTAAAATACAGAGTTCTGAATCTGTTCCAAAGGTTTGACCACTAAAAGATGCATCCCTCATAACAAAATTCCCTATTTCTTTTCCGTCCACAGTGACTTTGCAATTAGAAGAACCACCTGACCACTGGCAAGTTGCTACATAAATATCTAGCCCTGGTTCATCAATCCAAATTGCGACTCTTACACTTTGTGGAGAGTAATAAAAAATACCAGTTCGTGAACCTGTATTAATAGAAGTATCATATTTAGCTCCAGTTGCTTGCATACCAGGTGAACCAGCCGGAACAATTACTGGACCTTTAATTTTCACCATCGTTGGCGCAACCATAGGTAATGCCATATTTATACCTTTCTGAATATAAACTTCTTGACTTGGATGTAAACCATCTGGAAATGAAACCGGTACATTTAAAGCTCCTTGGAGATATTTATTCGTTAAATATTGCTGATCAATGAAAGGTACATTTAATTCTCTAGCAACTTGTTTCATAGTATTAGAAAATTGTTGTGTACCTTCCATACGGAATTGGAAATCTCCGCCCCCGTGGTTTGCTAATTGTATGTTCGGCGAATCTAAAATAACAACTTTGTTATATTTACGGGCAATTGCCACCATTTTCCTGAGGTTTTGTCTATATTGTTCCGCATCAATTTTAGGATCTTTAGCTCCTGATGGATTTGCTCCGCTTAAATCATTTAGTCCATAGTTAATATAAATAACTTGCGCAATGGTATTTTTTATATCATTTTCAAAAGTACGAAGTGCATTTGTTGTTTGATTACCGGAAATACCCCTGTTATTAACTGTTATAGTTGTATTTCCATAATAGCTTTGTAATATCGTTTCTAACATCGCAGGTGCTGGAATATCCACACGCCCACCTCCAATAGCACTAGCCCGTAATCCCCAATAGGTGCTATCACCAAAACAATCTATAACAACTGCATTACCAGCAGCCATTTCTTGACATACTTTAGCTAAGCTATTTTGAGATAATACGTTAATTTGACCAATTAATGTATTAAAATCACTATCATTACGCTCTTTTAAATTGCCGTGAACTTGACCATTCGCATCAGTTCTAGCCTGAGCTGCTTCAACGGAAGAATCACCTTCTATAACAACTTCATTTAACTGTTTTTGTACACTATCAGCTTTATCCTTTGCACCATTGGCTACATTGATAGCTGTATTGGAATTCGCTTCTGATTTGATTGATTTTTTTAACGCTTCATTTGCATTGCTAATCCCCTTATTAATTTTCTCCGTACCTTCTGGTAAGTCATCTGATAATAAAACTAAAGGTGCATCTGCCAACTATCTCACCACCTGTCTATTTGTATTTCCCTCTAAAATTAAATGCTATTTTTACGTTCATATTTGTCCCACCTATTCTTGCTGTATTTTTACCAGGAAAAAGCTCAAGTTTTTCAAGATTCCCCACCGTGCTAAATAGATGATTTTTACCATTTTTTACAACAGTATAAGTTACAGTATCAATTAATAATTTTTCGTTATTTAAATCGCCAAAAGAAAAACTCTCACCGTTTATCGTAAGAGTTAATGCTGTAGCTGTCCCTATAATTTCCACAATAGGGCGAACTACAAGCGAACCTATATTATTAACAATTAAATTTTGTGATACATTCACATCATATACAGATTGACCTGATCTATATGAAAAAGGAATCTTGGTTGTAAAGGGGATACGAGTCCCCCAGGTTATTTTATCGGTACTTTTCACAAGAGAATAAGCTCTTGGATCATATGCAATTAAGGGGATTACAAGCGACCCATCTTCTGGCAATCTATCAGGAAGAAGTTGCTGAGATACTTCCACAAAGTAGTACTTGCTTGGGTCATAATCACGTACCATTTTTATTTCCCGTGGATTACCATACTCATCAAAAAAGAAAGAAGCAAACCTTTCAAATTTCAATTGCATTTCAATATGAAATCTCTCCATTATTTTCAATGGATACGAAAAGTGTGTTTCCTTTATTTCAGTTCCAAACGGAACGACACCTTCTATACCAGGTATAGAATAAGTTTTACGGTCAAACACAGGTGTTATTGAATCTTCATAACCCGGTTCACAATCAAAACCAAAATCCTCAAATCTATATTTATCATCCATCGTAATCATATAATCACTCCTTGACCACGAGCGCTCATTCTGTTGTTTTGATTTATTTTTTTACTCATACCAGGAGCAAGCTTTGTATTTACTTCCTCTGTATCTAAATAAACATGAACTACTACATCACCGTTTGTTCCACCCATAGTATCAGCGATACCTTTACCTATTGCTCCAAGTGTTTTTTCATTCAGAGGTAAGACTCCTTCTGGTCCAGCTTCACCTGCGCCTTGGAAATTCCCGCCGTTCATACCGAAAATAGTAGGACGAGTAAAAATACCACCTTTTGCATTCCATTTCACACCAATACCCGACGGATATTCAATTTCTTTCCCTAAAACTGTCTTTGTACTAGTTTCCAAGTTAAAGTGTGGCATTTTAGGCATTTCAGGTTTAGGAATTTTCAACTTCAAATTATCAAAGAATCCTTTTATTTTACCCACAAATTCTTCTACTTTACCAACCGCCTCTTTTATCGGATCAATAATAAATCGCTTTGCAGCTTCAAATTTTTCTTGTGCAGCATTCTTTACCGCATCAAATTTTTCTTTGGCTGAATTATAGAGTTCATTGAATTTTTCCTTCGCTGAATTATAAGCTTCAGTAACCGGATCAATCACGTATTTCTTTACCAAATTCCAAGCTGTAAGTGTATAGGATTTTATAGTTTCCCAGTTTTCCAATATCCAATTTTTCAAAGCACCAAACTTTTCTTTTGCTGTGTTATAGGCTTCATGCACTGGTTGAATAATATACTGCTTACATAAAGACCAAGCAATTTGCGTTGCTAATTTCACTAACTCCCATTGTTGACTTAGCCAGTTAACCAAATCCCCAAATTTTTCTTTGACTAAATTCCACGTATCTTGAACAGGTTGAATAATATATTGTTTCAATAAATCCCATCCAATTTGTGCCGCAGCCTTTGCAATTTCCCATTGTGTGCCAAGCCATGAAACCAATTCGCCAATTTGTGCACTTACCCAATCATAAGCTTCTTGAATTGGTTGAATAATATATTGAGATATAGCTGCCCATGCAATTTGCGCTCCCGCTTGAATTAGTAACCAACCTGCTTCTAAAACTGTTGAAATCAATGAAATGATAGGGTCTAAGACTGTAAGTATCGTATTCCATGTTTCTTGCCAAGCTTGAGTCAATGCCCCCCACAATTCAGATGCCGTCTGAACAAGAGAAGACCACCATGAAGATGCTGTTTCGACAATTCCAGACCATAAATCACTAAAAAATTGACCTATCGGGTCAAAGAAACTATGCATCATTTCTGTAAATGAAGCCCACGATTCAGAAAAGAATTCAACAGTAGAATTCCATGCATCACTACATGTCTGACCTATATCCTTCCACAATTCACTAAAAAACTCTCCTATTGGATCAAAAAATTCATGCATCATCGCTACAAATGAAGACCAAGATTCTGAAAAATACTCAACTGTGGAAGACCATCCATCACTACAAGCCTGAACTATACCAGCCCACAATTCACCAAACCAACCTTTAAACTCAGACCACTTTTCAGAAAGCCAGTCGGTTATGGCACCCCAGTTTTTTATGGCCCAAATAACTCCTGCTATTACTGCAGATATCCCCGCAATAATAAGCATAACTGTTCCAATCGTCGTACCTAGTGCTAAACAAGATATAACTACAGCTGCAATAATAGGAGCTAAAAGACCAACTACAGCAGTTAACCCTAGAAAAATAAAAGTAAAATTTTGAATTGGTTCTGGCAATTTAGTAAACCCATCAACTAAGGTTTTAATCCCCTCTACTACCGGAGGTAAAACATCTTTAGCTAGTTCAGCAAGCTTTGCTCCAAGCGGTTCAATGGCTGCTTGCGTTTCCCTTAATGCCTTTTGGAATTGTTGACCCAACGATTCTTCTTGAAGCTTTTTCATTTCTTCCATACGGCCGTTTACATCACCAAGACCCCCGCTAACATTATCTAAACCTAATACGGCTTTAATTCCCATATCTTCGAATTTTGTTCCAAATAGTGCAACACCAATTTGGGTTGCATCAACCTGATTTTCCATTCCGCGCAAATCACCTAAAACAGCTTTGAACACATCAGCAGCTGTCGCTTTTCCGTTTTTGAAATTATCCCAAATTTCCTGCGTGGACTCTGATAAACCACCGAACGCTTCACTGACACCTTTTGATTCTTCTTGTGCAGTAATACCGAACTCTTTTACAAGATCATTAATATAATCCAAGTTATATGATCCATCTCGAGTGCCATTCGCAAGAATGGTAAACATCTCATCAGCGGTAAATCCTGCTTGTTTAAATAACGGTGCATACTCTGAAAGATTGTCAAAGAGTTCATCTGAATAGTTCAATCCTGCTTGAGCTCCTGCTGCCAATAAATCAAATGTTTGTTGTGTAGATAAACCGAACTGTGACATTAATTGCCCTGCACCACGAGTGGCTTCATTTAAGTCAACATCATAGACCTTAGCAAGTGTTAAAACATCTTCTGATGCCATTTGCAACTCATCGTATGGAACATCCCTCATATTTTGATAGACTTTAATAAGTGCGGTATCTACCTCTTCAAGACTTTCACCGAACCCCTTTTTCCACACGTCTTTCGAAATCTTACCGAGATTTTCCGCTCCTTTTTGAGTCAATCCTAATGAAGATTGAATTTTCCGTTGAGATCTATCAAAATCTATGGCTATATCCATAGCCGCCTTACCAAGTTCAATCAGTTTCTCTGACATCCCTTGCAATACTTCTGTAGCTTCCATCATGTTGTGCAAATCTAACTTCTTACCTAGTTGCTCCATACCGTCTGCTGCTTGATCACCACTCCGACCAACACTCTGTAATGAATTCTCAAATTGCTTCATTGTGGTTTTAGCTTGATTTAATTTCGTTTCAAGCTGTTGAACTTCTGTGGAATTCTCACCATATACACGCTTTGCTGCGCTTAATTGTTGCTCTAAATTGTGGACGACTCTATCAGTCATTTCCATTTGCTGACGTAATTGTTTCTGTGCTAATTCCAACTTATCTGCTTCACTAGCATTTTGACCTAATTCAGCGTTTTGAAGCTTAAATGAGCTCGTTAATCGCTTTTGCTCCGCTTCTAGTTGTTTAGTGTTAGCTTCAAGTTTTTCCATGTCTCCACGTGCTTCTCTCGCTTCAGTCGCTTGCTCTGAAAGACCTTCGTTAACTCTTTTCATTGCATTATTCAAAGAGGTTTCAGCACGTTCTGCATCAAGCAATTTACCATACATTTTATTGAGTTGTTCAGATGTTGTATTAGTATCCTTAGACATTGCTTCAAATTCAGCACGTAACATCGATGTACGTTTCTTGGCTGCTTCCATTTGTATCTCAAGCTTTTTCTTTTCAGCTGCTAATTTATCAGTCATTGTGGCATCTTGACCCATTGCTGCAATATGATTTTTATATTCTTTTGCTGCATTATTCATAACCATGTTAATTTGTTTCAATGTCTGAGCATACTGAACTTGACCATCCATCTTAAAATTAAGAACAACGTTTCTTTCTTTATTCCCTGGCATTTTTTCACCTCATTCCTCAATAAAACGGAGTCTGATCTAACGTGTAGACTTGTTTTGGTTTCTCTTCAACTAATGCATCTGGATTGTTGTATCGAAGATGCATAATGTATTGTTTTAAAAAATGATTAGGAGTGATTTTCCAAAAGTCATCCATACTTAAACCAAGCAATGTGTTACCTACATAAAAATAAAAATCCCAGTCTAATTCAGACTGAGATTCCTTGGTAAACACATTCTTTACTTTTTTTCATCCTTCTTTAACTTCTCCATATCCGAGTTCTGGAAATTTTGACCGTTAAAGATATCAAACACCACTCGGAAAATATCAGGTATATCATAAAGTGGAATTGCATTTTTAATCTCAAGTGGTGTACACTCCGTTCCGCCACTTCGAACCATTGCATAAATCAATGACCGCATCAATTTAGCTTCTTTTTCTCCTAAAGAAAAACTACCTTTTCCCAGCATTTGATTCATTTCTTTTTCAAACTCGTTATACGATTTCCCATAAGATTCTTCCACATAAGGGAATGATTCAAATGTAAAAATAACAGGTAATTCTACTCCCTGTATCTTAATTTTGTTCATATTTATATTAACGTTAACTAAATCACTTAAACGCGCCATATTATCACTCCTTATTGTCCTGTAGTTCCACCTAATTCTGTTAATTGAGATTCATCACAAATAACTTGTTTCATGAAGTCCTCAACTTTAACACCAGTTGCTGAAGCGCGTGCTTCTGAAAAGTCTACTTCTGTTACATCATTAAATAGTAAAGGAGTAGCTTCCATTGTCATCGCTTGATCTTTAATCTCAAACTCTTCTGTCGTTGTAGTATAAGTTTCTTCGGATGGAACAACTTGTACACGAGGGTACCAACGACCAACACGAGAACCATCACTTAATGGAGCTACAAAGCCTACTGCAAACATCGGGTACTCTTTTAATGTTCCTTTATTAAATACAATACCTTTTGCTGCAACGTATCCTAAAATCGCATCCTTAATTTCTTGTGGCAAAGCGACATGAGATAAAGACAATGTATATTTAGTATTCTTACTTGCATTAACAAATAGTTTATTAGATGCCCATTTTGTAATAGTAGTATTATTACCAGCAATACCAAGCTCACTAATAACATCTAATACATCAATTTCTTCATATGTAGGAATTGCGCTTTTCGCATCTTTCCCTCCTACCATCATGGCGATATATAATGATTCAATACCTACTGGATACAATAATGATTTTTCTTTTGTCATTTAAATTAACCTCCCATTTTATTCACTATTTTTTGAGCTAGGATTTCTGCTATCTTGTCACCTTCTGCATCAAAAGTATTCTGTACAAAGTGTTTCCCCTTCACACGACCTTTACCATTTACTTTTTTATGGCCATTTTCGTATAGATACCAATACCAAGCTTCATCTTCGAATTCCACAGATACAAGATCGTTTTTAACAACAACTTTCAAACTTTCTTTTAAATGCGTTTGCTTGTTCTTATTGGACAATTTAATTTTTGGTTTTAACTTGCCCACGAAATATTCTGCTGCTTCTTCTAAAAACTGCTTTTCTACTTGTTTATTAACCCTAAGTAATGTATTGATATCTTCCAAAGCATCAGCAAAGCCATTATTATTAGATGCCATTAATTCGCACACCTCACATACGTTATAAACTGGGTTATGGTGTCATCATTCTCGTCATAACCCATTCCATCAAATTGAGAATAAGAAACGCCTGCATCGTTAAAAACAGCCTTTAACGGTTCGTAATCTTTCTCCGTACCATTTGTGATAACTGAAATCTGATAAAGTGGCATCGACTTCATAACCTTTGATGATGCACGCTTATGCTGTTCATTCACAAATTCATACACAATGTAAGGATATTTAGCTGTCGTAGGAGCACTATCACGAAATACTGGGATACCAGATTTCTTCATAAGCTCTCTTAATTGTTGAAAGCTAATTTGCATAGGACAGTGACACCTCCATCATTCGGTCTTCTTCTCGTACGTAAATACGCTCAATATCGTAAATACGACCACCAACTTTTACACGGTAATCCTTTTGATTGTTTTCAATGTCACGATCAATACGGACTTCAATTTTCTTTACAATTTCATTCGTATCTTTCGTTGTAAATTTATCGGTGGCGGTAACTCCAATATTGTTATAGCGAATTTTACGTTCTAATGGATATCCCATCACAACACGGTCTGTTTCTGGATCAATGGTCTCTCCTAATTTAAGTAACTCACCCATCCATTTGAGTTTATTGGTCTGTCTCTTCGGCATCGTATACCTCCTGTATAAAGAATGGTGTCATTGCATCAAGAGCTTGACCTAATTCTTTTTCCGCTACACGATATTCATAAAAAATACCTGCGCACATGATAACCAGGTATTCTACTTCTCTTCCACATGCTTTCTTTACATATCGTTGACCTTGCTTAATATAAAAAGAGAGCATAGAATCATCCATGCCCTCTTCCCAATGAATATGAGATTTTAATTTCTCAATTAATTCATCCATATTAAGCTCCTGTTGCTGGTAAAACATATTTATAAACTGGAACTTCGAATGGTGAATGAATTAGTTGTGCATCTAATAGATTCCAAATACGGAAACCTACACGGTTTGTACGTGAGAATAACTCAACTAATTTTTGAACCTCTAATGATCCAATGACATCTTGAATGTAGAATTTAGAGAAGTCACCAAAATAGAATACTGGTGTATCTGGCGAATCAGGAATGTCAATTGCATCTTCTTCCTCAACAGGGAAGCCTAATAACGTATAACCAATTCCGCCTTCCGCTTGATTAAATGGACGAAGTAATGGGAAACCGTCAGTTGTTTTCATTGTTTCAATTTTTGTTAGTGCCGCTGTATTTAATACCCATCGTGCTTTTTTACGTACTTCTTTAACAGGTGTATTTTTCATTTTCACTAATGCATCATAAAGATTTTTTTCATCTGTTTTAAACTCAACAGCTTTCTTTGCTAATGCACCATCATTGATGTTATTAGCTTCATCACCATTCACCATATACTGAGTTTCTTTACGAACATAAGCTTTTTTCAGCTCGTCCATAACGATTTGTTCAATTGGTAAACCTGTACGTGCCAATAACTTTTTCGTTACTGTAGCAAGTGCATCAAATTCCGTTGGTGATAATTCGATTTCATCAAACTCAATATCTGTTTCTGGAATTTCGTTATTTGTTCGCTCATTTTTATGACCTTGCGCTTCTGCCTTTTTAACTAAAACAGGATATTTAATATTTTCTTTTGTTTTTACTCCTGTTCCTAATCGACGTAAGAAATTTTCTTCTTGAGCATACGTAATAATTTCTTTGCTCAAGAAGTCAGGGATTGTAACGGAGCCATTACCAGTAACTAATCCTAATGCACGAGCTTCCATTTCATCGATATTACCCACAATATAGTTAGCAAATGTGGAACGAATTTCTGTTTCTTTTTTTGCACGATGACCTTTGGTAGAAAGAGCTGTTGCAATAGATGCTGAAATAGCTGAACGTTGCTCCTCTGACAGTTCCGTTTTTGCATCTGGATTTTCTTTTGCTGCTGGTTCTTCTTTTTTCTCTGGATCATCTTCTTTCTTTTTATCCGGATCTTCTTCTTTTTCGTCTGCTTCTAATTTCGCTAATGCATCAGCAAGAGTTTGCGCTTCTTCTGTTAATGCTTCTACTTCAGCCTTAACTGCTGCTAATTCTTCTGAACGAACTTCACTCTTCTCTACTTTCCCTTGTAATTCTGCTAATCGAGCTTTATTTCGTGATTGAGATGCTTTTAAGATTTCTTTTAAATTCATGTTAATTTGCCTCCAAGACCTTTTTTATTTGTTTAATAATGTTGTTTCTTTCTTCTGTATCATCTTCCACAATTGTTTTTACGGCTGCTTCTTCACTTCTCATTTCAATCATGGCTGTATTTTCGCCCCTGGTTTCAATGGAAGTAGCAACATACGCTGGTGTCATATCCAAAATAGAAACTTCTAAAAGCTCTAATTCTTCAATGGATCGCTTTTGAACACCAGATTCACCCTCTTCCCATGAATCTTTTTCAGAAACAAAACCAAATGACCAGCCTCGCAATTCTTTATTCCTTGCCTTCTCAATCACTTGTTCATCTGTAACCGTAGCGATGGCTCTTAAACCAATATTGTCTTCATACAATTCCAGATTTCCGTTTTCAATAGAACCAAGATTTCTATTCTTATCGTGGTTAAAAAGCAAGTTCACATTCTTCGCTTTCTTTAACGCTTTTTCAAACGTCTTAGGGACAATTCTCTCTTTGAAATATCCCCTCGGAGAAGGCAACATCCGACTTTCTCTATCCACAACATTTACATAACCATCAAGTATGACCTGGTTCCCTCGGACCTCAATTTTCATTCTCTTCACCTCCTCCCAATGAACTATCCGCCGCTTCTTTCTTGCCGATTTCAGTTAAATCATTTGAAATATAAATTGATTGTGATTCAGGTGTATTTTGTTTAGGGAATCCAAGCATATCAGCAACATTGTCAGGTGAAGTAATAGCTGTACGCACAAGGTTATAACCAATATTCGTTTTGTTACTGTAAGTAACGAAGTCAAGAATGTTAATCTTGAATTTAATTCGTTTTCCCGAATTCTGGCCATAAAAAAGAAGACTCAAATGGTCTTCGAAATTTTTCATTATTGGTCTTACTGCTTTGTTGTGGATATACATCATTGATTTTTCAATATCTTCTTTGATTAGCTCCGTGTATGTATCCACATTTATGCCTAAAAACTTACCCAAATCTTTTTTGTATACATTTAGGTATGCTAGGGTCTTTTCATCGTCTAATGGGCTTTTAAGCGTATCAATTGAGTACCCTTTTCCTAATGGAATCATTTTAACAGACCTTGCATCATCAATTGATTCTAGTTGATTTAAAATTGCATTGATTAACTTTGACTGTGCACCATTCTGTGGATTGATATGGGCATCCAAATTTAACAAGAATGCTAATAGTCCACCCTTTTTATATTTGTCAGTTAAAGTTTTCTCAGCTGACATTACACCCTCGAGTGTATCTCTTCCCAAATCAAGAAGACCTTTTCCTCTTAAATGATCTGCACCAATATTTTTCACATGACGAATCATAAATGGAGGGATTTCGTGCCCACCAATATTAAAATGCTCTACTAAATTATCATCTAACTCCGTAAAAACATTTGAAGCTAAATGTATTTGAGCGCCATTTAATATCGGAAATGTTTCTCCCTCGAGTAAATAAGTATTCGTCATTAATTTAATAAATTCAGATTGTGTTAGATAATCATTCGGATTCTTTAAAATACGAAGTGCAATATCATCTTTGGTTTCATTACCAAATTCATCTTCCACAACAATATCAGCCAATACTATTTGATTACTGATGTCTTGCAACAATTCGTAAACATCACTAGATTGCAAGATGTTTGAATCCGTAACATACACACCGCCATAACGAATGCTCTTTCCTAAAACATCATCAAGGTAACCGCGCTTTTCAGCCTTTTTAAATAAATAATTTGAAAACCTATCCCTTAAACCCAATTTCTCACCGCCTTTCAGGTATAAAAAATAGCATGTATAATAACATGCTATTACTCAGTTCTTCTTAATTCTTCAATTCTTTTCATGAAATAAAAATGCTCAGTGTTCTCTATATGCGATGCAAAGCCTGACTCGTAGCTTTTTATAATTTGATTATAAATTTCATTAGCTTCTAAATAGCTTTGAATATCAGAATCATTTAATTCTCCGTTAGCTCGTTTCCATTCTGCTTTAAAATAAATTCTTAAAAAATCTTTTAAGGACCGTATGTTATCCTCTTGTCTAAGCAAACTTTTAGCATCATATGAGCTACCCAATCCATTTGCTCTGTCTATGATCAGACTAATCATATAATTTATAAACTCATTATTACTATTCTTGCTTGTATCCGGCCCAAAATACAAAATTAGTAACGTTCCTTTTTCTTTCAAGGTATTTATAAGTTTCATTAGCTCATGATCTTTTTTTATTTTTGCAATTCTTTTTTGATGGTCTAACTCATTAAAGAAACCATCCAACTCAAGCTCATTAACATAATTAGTTAGATTATAGAATGAGGATATAAAGTCAACACTTAGTTTTCTTACTTCTTGAATCCATTCGATTCTAGATTTAGAAACTACATTTCCTTTAAAGTTAATTTCATTCATTTCTTTTTGCTTTGCTAAAGTTTTTTTATTGTTATGTATAGATATCCATGGACTAACTATAAGAGCTGCAAGCGCGGTCATACTTAACCACTGAAAATTCCCATTAACATCATAAAAGATATTTACCAAATACATTCCTAAATCATCTCCTCTACTACATCATAGCAAAGGAAACACTAGGAAAATATACTTTTCTATCTATAAATATCACCTATCAATTCATCCATACCTTCTTCAGTTATGCTATCCATAACCATCATTGTTTCTTTATGGGCAACTAAAAAAGCAACAAATCCATCAATCTTCTTTTTGGACTGTCGCTTACTTGGGGCTTTCATTCCATTGATATTTGTTACTACTACAACATTAAGTGCGCAATAAACAAATAAAGGATTGTTGGTAATTAAACGTTTTTCATAAATTAGTATTTCTGAATCATCAAGCATCGCATTCATAACGTTTGGATACTGATTTACTGCAATACATTCTAAACCGAGATTTTCAAGCTTCTCTATTAACTTTTGAGACATCGCTGGATCATAGTTTATTTGTTGTACATCGTATAGATCCATACACTCAACGATATATTCCATAACTTGATCCTGGTCAATCATCTTCCCATCACAGAACGTAGCAAAACCTCGTTCAACCATATCAGTGTACGGTACATTATCTTCTTTTTCTTTAAAATCAATATTTTCATTAGGAAGGAAATACATCTGTTTCACTTTCAGAAGCGACTTTCCTTCGTCATCATGTGAAGGGAAGTTTAAGCTTACACATGTTAAATCTGTTGTTTTAGATAAGTCCAATCCTAAATAACAAGTTTCACCTGTAAGATCACCCAAATCTTCCACAAGAACATGTTGTACTTGATCATGCTCAAAATAATTATCAGCACCATTTACGAAAACATTTAAATGTTTGGAAAGGAACTCAGCTTTTGAATGTGCCGATTGCTTGGCCTTTTTGAACTCAATTTCAAGTTGTTCCATCGTAACGGAAACACCAATATTCGGGTTAACCATTTCCCAAACTTTACGGTCTTCCCAATCATAATTTTTATTTGGTTCCCAAATTGCAATAAACAAAGAATCATCATCGTCATTTTCAAGAACAAGTTTCGCATATTTATAAACACGCATACCTACGGATGAAGCACCTTTACCAGCCGTTGAAATATTAAGCATCATTGGTTGTTCACGAGAAATCTGTGCTGACTTCAAGTTGTCGTACATGTCCATATTTTCTTGTGCATGAAGCTCATCATTCAACACAAAATAAGGGTTCTTTCCTTCAAGACCCTTAGTGTTTTTCGTTAATACTTTAAATTTATTTTGATACGCAATTCCATTGATACTATATCGATACATAGCACCACTAACTGTGCCATTAACACCTTTATAAATTTGTGTAGGTCGTGCCAGAGGCTCAGAGTTTTCTATTGCTTGTGCAATTGGTTCGGCTGCGTTTTGCGCTTGTTCATAGTCTGATGCTGCACAATAACAATCCGCTCCAAGTTCAAGTTCTCCATACATTGCATAGAGTAATGCACCTGCTGCGATAATTGTTTTCCCATTTTTCTTTGGCACTTGAACATATGATTCACGAATAACACGGACTGTTTTTCCTTTTTCGTTTTTATAATACCAGCCATACATATTCGCAAAAACAAACATTTCCCAAAGCTCTAATTCCATCAATTGACCTGCAAGTGGTCCTTTAACATGACGGATGAACGACTGAACGAAGTCTAACATTTCATTCGCTCGATCTACGTCAAACCAAATATCTTTACGCTTTTTCCACTTCTTATAACGTTCAACAGCAAGAATGATTGATTTAGGGTATTTCTTTTTATTACGCATGACGTTATTCGCATACTTATCAGCATAGTTAACGCCTGGTGTAATAATCATTTAGATTTCCGCCATTTATTCCGATGAGCTGCTAATTCATCTTTAGGCTTATCAGATTGAATATTACCTGCATTTTTAGGCGTTTTTTGTACACTTTTCCCCTTATTCGTCATTCCAAGAGATTCTAGCATTTTGTTCTTCTTATCATTCCAAGTTTCAACTTGTTGAGCAAGTGGATGTTTCATTTCATTTGTCGCCCCAGCCTTGTTCTTATGGGTTTTTGTAGCTGCAAAACCATCATCTTTCCATTCATCAAACATAGTTTTATAAATGATAAAAGCATCTAAATAATTTTCAATTAACGGTTCGAGTGAAGGTGTGAAATTCTCCTCATCAGTCAATAATTTTATGATTCTATTTCGTTCTTCATCCCTTGCTACATCTAGCATTTCCAACTTTTTCTTTTTTGACATTCGAGCCATTTTCACACCCCCCTTTATTTTTAAAAAATGGTGCAACTATTGATGTGCCCCCTACGCTACCTATCCTCCCCAGAGGACAAATTTTAATTTTTGATAGGGGGGCCTTTACAGCTTTGAAATACAATTTATTAAAAGTGCCGTGCACACTAATATTTAATGCAAAACAAAAAGAATCCATTTTGAAAAAATTAATCAAATTGAATTCTCCTCTATCAAATCTGTATTCAATTTTATAAAAAAGATTAATTACGCAAGTTGTACCTCTTCCGCTTGCATACCTTTTTGACCTCGTGCTGCTACAAAAGTGACTGCCTGTCCCTCTTTTAAGGTTTTGAAGCCATCTGCTTGAATAGCTTTAAAGTGAACAAAAAGATCATCTCCACTCTGCGGTGTAATAAATCCATACCCCTTCTCGTCATTAAACCACTTAACTACTCCACTTTGTCTATTCGACATTTACCCCTTCCTCCTCTTTCTTAATAGATATACTCTTTATATCCACATATATTTTCCTAAACTAATAGATTCTAGTTTTTATTACTAATTCCTTTATAGAGTTATATATATTATTTCAAATTTAGATCTATCCAAAATAACTCGGAAAAACCTTCTTCGGCTTATCTTCATTTTCTTCTTTGATGTGACATTTTGGACAAAGTAGCATTAAGTTGTTTATTTCTAATTTAAGTGTTTCATCTTGCTTAATTGGTATGATGTGATGAACATGAGCACTCCTACCAAAGACGAACCTTCCACATCGTTGACAGTATCCTTTCTCTCGTTCGTATACTTGAGACCTGATATATTTCCATTCGTCTGTTCTATAGAAAGGTTTGTTCTCATGATGGTAGATGTTCTTCTTATCCTTCTTCTTCCTTGGTTTATTACGCTTATGTTCTTCACAATAACGTCCTTTGCTTATCTTGTTATGGCAACCGTTAAAGTCACAGTATTTCATGATAGTAATTCAATGATGTCTTCTTTCTTTTTAACATCAGCTGGAACCTCAATACCCAACTCATCAGCATACTCACGTAACTCTTTGACTGTCATGTTACTTAGCACTGGTACTTCACTAACCACTGTCATATCTTTACCGTTTGCTAAGTCCGCACCAATGAGCATACTCTCAGGATTAACAGTTACTTCGAAACCTGGTTCTTCACCAATTGGTACAAATAGACTCTTCTTCTTTTCATTATCCCAGTACTCTGTACCTGATATTGTTTTTCTCATTTCAGTAATCATTTCATTAACACCACCTATATAATTTTTGCATAATAAAAAGCACTCCATAAGGAATGCTTTAGGATTTTATAGTAATAGGAACTTTAGGTAATACGACACCCTCTATTTTGGAAATGTAGTCTAACGTTTTCAAAAGCGTTGTTCTGTTCGTGGTCAATATATCTAATTTTATCTCTTCATTATAAAGGTCTATTTCAAAACGAACGTCTGGATTTTCCCGCTCATATTCCTTAAGAAGTTTACTTAAATCTATAGTTCTCATCTTCGAACTATCCAATGTAAAGGTCATTGAAGAACGCTGCATTACACGGCCACTACTGGACTTACTTTTAAAATAATTCTTTTGAATCGGGTTACTGTTTAACGAATTAATTAAATTTGATAAGTTATCTTCTAAAGAATTCATACGATGTAATAAAAATTTATTAGGGTCATTTTCATCGATTTTCTTCATCATTGTATTATTCTCTATCACTCTATAAATAGGATTATCTGGTTCTTCTTCATCGATCGCTTCAACAACCATTTCTTTAAAATTTTTAGTTAATTCTATTACTCCAGCCATATCATTTGTATAAAAAATCGTACGTTCTTCTGTAATATCAAATGGTAGTCTTGTACCCTTTTGACAAATTTGAATTACTGGTTTTCTAGCAGCATGTCTAATGGCAAGTTCATACATTACATTTGGATTTAAGTTTGTAAGATTTGCTACAGCCAAATCACATTCTAAAACACTCGAAATGACTTGTTTATTTATTGAACCAGGACTTGGCATCCTGTGAGCTACTTTAATATTTTCTTCATCAAATCCCATTTCACATAATGCTGGAACAATTACAGCATCTATTGCCCCATCAGCCGCTCTTCTTATATCAGATTGATCATCACCTATTGGTGTAATAATAAAACAGGTTTTATCTTTATTTGGATTATCCATTATTTATCCTCCATATTGTTTTAATACAATTTTATCATCTACTTCCAAATTAAAACAATGCAAAGTAATAATAATCACAAAAAAGAGCAACCATGCATCAATTGCCCTTTCGTCAAAATCTTATGTTATTACTATAAATACGGTAAATGAAGTTTTATTCTTCTTCCAACTACTTAATGCCGTTACATTCATCAGCTCCTACAATATGAAGTCACTGGAAGAAGAGCAAAAGCCCTTCCACGTTTACACAACGTGAATTGCAGTTGAACGTGAAATCAAAAACAACTCTTCATCCATTCTGCAACCATCGCCACCGGTTATGACAATCCATTTTCAGTTATAAGGAATTTTATAAGCAATGTTATCCGCCACTACTCACAATACAAATATATCACGTTGATTCCAAAACAACCGGCACATTTCCTGCCAAAAATCGGTCACGACTCTGCCACTTTTTTTAACTTGTCCAAATCAAAAAACCTTAGAATAATTGCTGACTTTAATAATTGAAATAATTTGAGTATATCTGTTTTTGTAAGTAAATCATAATCATGAAATCCATGCATTATTAAATGCCGATTAAACCCTTTCTTACGCGTTTTAAATAACTTTTTAAACATTCTGAGTACAGACAATGCAAATGTTTTGAACATTAAATCTTCGTCTACACTCCTAAATTTTTCTGGCTTTATTTGATCATATAATCTATCTACTTTTTTAGTTTTTGTCATAGATACTCTATCAGCTTTTATATTTCCAGAGTACCAAGATGAAATGATGTATTCGAAAGTAGCCAGTAGTGGGAATGCACACATTTTATACAAACCTGCTTTATATGCCTCATATGTTTCTTTTATAAGAGTAGAATGCAGTTCATATATAGGATCTCTTCCTATTTCTTCTATGTACAATTCAAGTCTACCCTCAACATAATTAGGTATTTGGTCCACAGAAATATGCCCGTCTTCTAAGTCGCAATACATTTCCATATCTAAACACCAAAAGTCCTTTTCAAAACTTTGTAAAATCGCATCCGTTTCTTTAGCATTTTCTTCCAAATCGTAATTAACAGCTTCCCAATCAATTTCATTCAATGTTTTTATTATTGTCTGTGATATCGTTAACAACGACTGGTTTACCTTTGGTATCAAATTATTTAACGTTTTACTAAATATTTCAAGCCTTTCATTTACTCCTTTATTTACTAAATGGATAGTTTCAAACATATTACGCCCTGCTTCTCTTAACCGCTTATCAACTTCAATAATTTCAGCTATATATTGTTCTCGTGTTTTAGGTTGCTCTACAACTTTTTCAAACTCAAATTTTAAAGGTTTACTTTCGTTATTTTTTGAGTTCTCTTCCTGCTTATATCCAGTGTATTTTTCCATAAACTAATCCACCTCTCTTTATCTATTATTTTATCATCAAGGTAAATATTGTTAAAAACATTTATTCTCACTTACCCATATCTTATATTTTGTGTAACTGTCCCTATCGCTGAACCCCTTGATATTCTTAGCTTTATAACACTTTCCATTTTGAGTTACACAGCACATAAAAAATGGTTAACTGTAAAAATACAAAAAATAAAAAGGATGTTTGCTATATTTTGAATTTAATCATAGCCTTATCCATTGCATCTTGGTTAACACCAATATATCTTAATGTGACTCTTTCAGATGAGTGATTGAATATCTCCATAAGTAAAGCGATATTCTTTGTCTGCATATACATATGATACCCAAACGTTTTACGTAATGTATGAGTTCCTATTTCATCTAACCCAAACTCTGCTGCCGTACTTCTAAGTATCTTATATGCCATGCTGCGCCCGATCGGTTTATTCTTTCCTTCACGACTCTTAATTAAATACTCATTGTCATCTCTTTCTTCAATGTACCAGCGTAGTTCTCTTTTTAATGCTGGAGTCAATTGAATACGTTTCTGTTTCCCTGTCTTCTTTTCTCTCATTGAAATATGACTTCCTTTTAAATCACCAACTCTTAACTTTAAAATATCACTAATCCGCAAACCTGTATTAATACCCATTACAAACAAAATATAATTACGCTCATTGTTTTCCTTCAGATATTCTTTAATTTGCTGTATTTGCTCTGGGTCACGTATTGGCTGAACAAAATTCATCGGTCATCGCCTCCATGATGCTCTTCTGTCTCATATACTTCTAATCTAAGAGCGAACGCTAGTTTATAAAAAGCATTAGATTTATTGCGTCTATATGTACGTTCACTCATGCCAATCTCGTTATAAACCATGTAATCAAAGATATCTTCATCTTCTAAATATCGCTTTACAATGATATCCCTTTGATTCTTGCTAAAGCGACTTAATGCCTTATCAATTTGAAAAGATAAGCTCTGTAATTTCACTTCTCTTTCACTCATTGCAACATTTGCTAAAGCAACATCTTCAGCTGGCTTACCTACCATGTTTGTTGGGCCGTGATATCTTACCTCACAAGAAGCTGTGACCTTCATCTCATTTCTAATCATCCCAAATTGTCTATAAATGCGAACATTTTCAAGAAGCTCTTCTAAACGAACTTGTGTTGCTTTACGATCGATTTTTGGTAAGAATGTTAATTGTGCCATATGTATAAACACCCCTTGTCTGTTTTATTAATGAAAATAAAAAAGCGGACACCAAACCATAGGGCACTATCGCTAATGCTCTTTATGGTTTGATGTCCGCTAGTTCTTCCAGTAGGACTAAATGTTTAATTGCTATTATTATATCATTTTCTTGGATTTTTTTAATTTCTAACGTATTATTTTTCAAACTAAATGTCCTTTAATCAAATGAATCATTATGACTTGAAGCATCTGAAGTATGTCCATCATTTTCCAAAGTATCATCATTATTTGAATGTTCATTAGCGCTCTTCATAGCTGCTGTAACAAAAGATGCTGTAATTACTGCATTCATCCAATTTGTTTCAGCATCTTCAGTAGTTATTTCTAAATCATTATATTTCACAGTATCTTTTGTTGAACCATGTTGTTTTAGCTCCTTTTCAACTGAACGACTAACCCCTTCTCTTTTTCCAAAAATAAACATAAATGCTCTTAAAATTAAACATATTATTAATATTATTAGAATAAATAAAATGCCGTATAAAAATAATTCTAATATCTCTTCCACATTTATACTCCCTTCACTTCAAATAATAATTACTCCATTAAACAACTCTTATATTGAATATTTTACTCCTTATGTATTCGATGATTATTTCCTAAGTAAAATTACAGTATACGTAAAGTTAAACAATAACAAAAAATACACAATTACGAAACACCAATTCTATTGAAAAGTAAACAATTCCACATGAAATACTAACGTAGTATTTAATAAACCTAAAAGTCACTACGAACCGATCTTGTTTAAGCAAATAATTTTTTCATAGTAATAAAAGGATTATTTTGTTGAATTCTCTTCGTATTCGTGGATGCAAGCATCACACATCTCTGATACTTCATCGATCCAATCTGTTTCTTCTAAACAATTACTGCAGTGTTTCATTTCCCTCTTCCTCCCTTGAATAAAATTCAATATTTCGTCAATACTGTAGATAAGCCAGTCTCCAATTCCCCTGGAGTCGAGCAGTTAGTGAAAACTCACTGCTCTTTTTGTTTGTCTGAATAAAATTATAAATCCCGGTCATTCTATAGATAGGCTGTTAAACAGCTATAATCGATTTGTAGAACCCAAACTCTTTCCCTCTTTCCTTGGAGGCGAGCAGTTAGCTTTTGCTAGCTGCTTTTGTAATTTATCTGAATAAAATCCCAAAACTTCCACATAATATCTACAAGCTGTTCAATTCCTGAATAGCAACCTTTTTCTTTTGTTAACAAGTTGCAATGGATCAGTTAGCTTTTGCTAGCTGTTCTTTTGTTTTCACCATTTAAGCAGGGTTTGAATATATTAAATTCTACCTTTCTTTATAACGTGAGCTGGCCACTTACGCTATTTTTACAAAGGGCACTAATTGATAGTGCTCTTTTTAGTTTTGCCTGAATAAATCCCCAATTTCTGTCCATACTTTGAATACGCCAATCTGTAACAATTGATTTCTCCTTTAAAGCGGGGCAGATAGCTTTTGCTAGCTGCTCTTTTGTTTGAGATTAAAATAGCGTTTTGGTTTAAAATGATGCCCTATTCATTTGGACACATTTACCAGTATTTTTACCAAAAAATTCATGATATCGTTAATTGGTCGAGTACGTCATTACTTGACGATTACCCTTAGGAACCCCGCAGACAATCGGGGTTTCTTTTATTTAAATAACGATTTTGTTACACTTTTGTAACCCCTATGGTTAAATGCGTGTGTTAGAATTTATAAGAATTTGCAAATTTCCCTTTGCAAACCCATATATCTTCTGCCCTTGTGACCCCAGAATACAAGGGCAGTTTTTAATAAAAAATAAGGATTTTATTTAAATTTCATAAAACCTATCTTTGCCTAAATAGGTTCAAAATTATCTATTTAGCATATATAATACTTTTAAGCAATTTAAATTCTATACATAAGTAATGGAGGCATTAAAATGGGGAGTGTCCCAAATTTACCATCACAACAATCAATCTCCAAAAAACAAATTAATCCTAACAAGAACCTACAAACGAATAAAAAGCTAAGACGTCGTCTTTTATTAGCGCTTGCTTTTATGCTACCTATGGTTATTTCCATTCAAATTTCCATTTATAAGCAAGAACAAATGATTCAAGAAAAACAAATTACACTTAATAAAGAAAAGAAAAGATTATCTGAATTAGAAATTACAGGACGTTATTTTGAAAACGATATTAAAACTTTAACAGAGAGTGAAGAAGGTATTTTAAAGTTCGCAAGGAAATTGTATGGATTCTCCAGACCTGATGAAACTATATTTCAAATAACTGAATAGCTTTTCAATACATAAGCGATTATCATTAATCATGGAACGATTTAATGATAATCGCTTTTTAACAAAATTCTATTAAATAACGCTTTTATATAAAATTCGTACACATTTTTGACACATCGAACATCACAATTACTTGAAAATTCGTGATAATATTAATTTGTCGAATACGCCAAATTTCGACACAGTACGACAATAGCCTCTCCCCTCCGAAATCCTTGCCCTCGCAGGGATTTCTCCTTATATTCATTAATTGTTCACTGAGTCTTCATCCTGAACAAAATTCAAGGTTTATTATTACCCCAATTTCCAACTTGTTTAAAAAAATAAAAGCTAGGCTAAATCAACTCTGATTCTCGTTTTTCAATACGAATTACTTTTTTATTCTTGTATATCAAGGACTGCTCACCATGACCACTTATCGGCGGCTCTATTTGACGAACTTGTCCATCTTTCACGATATAAACCATATTTTCAGCTAAAGAAATTTCCGCTCTCATTTCTGCAATATCTTCTTTAATAATCGCCACATTCACCACTCCCATGATATAATTACTTTGTCGAAAGTAGTCGGGAGTATTCTCGGCTTTTTTATTTGCTTATAAATACTGCACAACATTCTCCGGAACAAACGATTGTTCCAAGGATAGATGAAGCCGTATTGGAATCGGCTCTTTGCTATCCCTTGCTCGCTTACATATCTCTTCAGCTTCTTCCCAATCAAACTGTTTATCCTCCACTCGCTTATAACGCCAAATCCCAATTGTGTAATCCTCAAATAATTCGTAACGATCATCTGGCGCTGTCGTTGGTTTTAATTCGTCAATCGCCTTTGCTTGGCGTGGTATTTGTACAACAACGTCAGCAAAACGTAGTTTAGAATTTAACCGATGAACATGAGCCTTCTTAGGATCAAATGACACAACTCGTTCAACATCAAAAATTGTTAGCTGCTTTGTCATCGCTTGTTCCCTCCAATACCTGCAAGCTTGCAATTAAGATTCCTTCAAGCTGCGTTAATGTTAGTTGATCTAATGTTTGCCCATTAATTTCCGATAGTCCTAATCCCAATAATTTACGAATGATTGCTAGTTTTCTACGCTCTACTTCCTGACGTAACAACATGATTAGGCCTCCTGTTGGTGACTGAACTTCCGCTCTAAATTTACAAACTTACTAAACTCTTTAATGAATGCTAGTTCAACAACACCAACTGGACCGTTTCTCTGTTTCGCTAAAATGATTTCTGTTATGTTTTTATTTTCTGTTTCACGGTCGTAATAATCTTCACGATATAAGAATGCAATCAAGTCCGCATCTTGCTCAATTTGACCATTTTCACGTAAGTCTGAGAGTAACGGCCTTTTATCTTGTCTACTTTCAACAGCACGGCTTAACTGTGATAATGCAACCACACATACATTTAGCTCTCTTGCCATAAGTTTTAGCTTACGACTAATCTCACCAATCTCTTGCATACGATTTCCTTTGTGCTTTGGGTCACCTACAATAAGCTGCAAGTAATCAATTGCGACTAACACCTTTTTGTCTGGGTATTTGCGCTTTAGTTTCCTAGTCTTTGCGTAAATCTCTTGCATCGTTACATTGGCTTTATCGTATATTTCTAGTGGTAAATCATTTATCAAGCCCATAGCCTGACTAATCTTTTCCCAATCCTTTAAATTACATAGCTTTTTAGGGTTTTTTAATTTCGTAGCATCTATATTTCCAGTACTTGAGATCATACGCTTAAGTAACTGTTCTTCTCCCATCTCTAGCGAAAAGACTCCTGTTGCTGTATGAGCACTCGCTGCATGGAAAGCAATGTTTAATACAAATGCTGTTTTCCCCATCGAAGGACGGGCACCGACAATAATTAAATCGCCTTCTTGTAGTCCAGCTGTCATTCTGTTCAAATCATCGTAGCCAGTATTTATTCCCGTTAAATCTCCAACATCAACTTGCATTTTTTTATATAAATCAACGAGTGTTTCCTTTAGGTTAAAATCATCTGAATAACCTGTTTCTTCAATTGCGCTTAATTCATCAATCGATGTACTAATAGCGCTCATATCTCTTTCTTGCTGAAGACGATTATATAAATTACCAGCAACCTCTTGAGCATGTCTCATTTTCCAAGCTTCGATAATTAACCCTTCGTGATACGAAAAGTTTTTCGTCGTTGGAACAACTTCGGTTAAGTTTACAAAGAACGCAATACCACCAATTTGATTCATAAAACTGTCTTCGAATTTCCCCATGAGAGCAACAAGATCTATTGGGACTTCTGCATCCTCTAGTTCTCTCATTGCTTTAAAAATCGCTTGATGTGTTGGATTAGAAAACTGCTTTGGCTTTAGTTGGCAATCTTTAATTAAATCGCCTTCTTGGATAATGCTACCTAAAACACTTTGTTCGGCTTCTGCGTTACGAATCATATCGTTACTCATTGAACAGCCCACCCATTTTGTTGATTAAATGCTGCAAGTTCTTCGTCTGTTGGAATGTTTTTCTCCCATGATTGTTGCTGCTGTATTACGTTCTTAGTAGATTCTGATAAGCCTTTTTGTTGATAAGGAGCTTGCATCGGCTGTTGCACCTTTGCTAATCGTTGAGTACGGAATGCTTTATCAGCTGCTTCAACATCTGCTACTGTTTTCAATCCTTTAAGATGCCAATCTCGTAAAATTGTATTTACGTAATTCATGTTTCTCGTATTCTTCTCTAAAGCAATTTCCATAGCTTTCACAACGAGCTCTGCATTTAAATCATCTATCCAAGCGTGAATACCATCTGCGATAAAAGGTGTAATGAATCCGAAGTTTTGCTCGTAAAAAGAAATTGGATTAACCTCAACAACTTCTTCCGCGCCTGCGCGTTCTTCTTGTTGTTGTTCTTTTTCTTTTTCTTTTTCTTCTTCCTTGCTAGGGTCTTGGAAGCCCCTTATAAGCCCCTCCAAGCGTGCTGATAAATACTCCTTAATTCTTGGAATCTTAAAGTCTTGTTGCATTTCTAATTCCAAGCAAGTTTCATAGAAATCAACTAAAAAATCCTTATCCTTCACAGATTGAATTTCTTTTAAAACGCACTTTTCAATGTTCACATTTTTAATCGGATTGAATTTCAACCAGTTGATTAAGAACAATTCTTTTGTTTTTTGGTTGTAATTAATTTTTCCATACTCAACAAAACGTTCTAATAGCTTCATAACAGTTTCGCGGTTATACCCTGTATCAGTTTCAATGATACGAAGTGGAAGCTCATAGATTCCTGATTGAGACGTCTTACTGTTTGTCATCAAATATAAGTAGAAATACTTCTCCTCCGGTGTAAGATCTAAAACAAATGAATCCTGCCAAAATGAAACATGTACTGGTCTATAAACTGCCATATTATTCATCCTCCCGTTTACATATCGCAAATCCGTCCTCTACACGTAATAAGCGATAATTCTTATATCCTGTTTTGAGATATTGGTTTACTAAGTAAATTAAGTGTTGCGTTGATGTTGCTCGTTGAAACACTTTAGGATTCAGCAACACTCTATGTAATGACTTGTCTAAAAGCATGCAATACACCCCGTTGTTATACGAATGCTAATTTGATATAATTAATCCTAAGATCTTTTGCAAAACCATTTATCTATCACTCTGCTAAGTGATAGATTTTTTATTTTCTACGTCTTACTAATGAAGCGTTAACTCCTCTTGCTCTTAAATCTTTAATCACTACACGATAGCTCATCGAAGCCTCATGTTCTTCTTTTGTATCACGAAGCATTTTAAATTCTTTCATACATCGCTCCAGTTCTTCTTCCCAGCAATTTGATTCTTCAGTTGATTCTGCATTAAACATGTTATGAATACATGCAACCATACAGTTATGAAGTTTATTAGCAAATGAAAAATCTCCTGGAAGAACTAGATCATGAAGACGATCGTATTTATCGTTCATAAATTACATCTCCTTTCTGGTCATAACGACAAGCACAGTGCTTTTCTATTTTTTATAAAAATATTTAAAAACCTATTATTTTGGTATAATTTTCCTCGAATAGTCGTAACGACAAGTACATTGACTTGCCCAAACAATTAATATAATGATATAATTATTTTGTAAAATATATTGTCAGCTACTGTTCTCAGGCGGTAGCTTTTTCTTTTGCCCATTTATGTTTTAAAATGAATGATGCTTCGATAATTTTGATTCGAATCCCCACTAACTTCTTCTCTTGCTTTAACTCAACTGACTTTGAATCCTCACCAAGTATTTTCGCTATTTTAATTTCACCAGTTAGTTTTGCATCATAGCGAATTAGTTCCTTATATTCTCTTAAACTTGGTTTCTTGTAATCTACTGTCATTTACACTTCCTCCTTTACAAAACTTTTGTTAAAGTCATTAAGCTATCCACCGATTGAATAATAACGTTCTCCGCCATAGCCTTTTGCAACCAACTTCTTTGTATTTGTTCCATAATGCCAAAATGAACCTGCTCAAGAGCTTGTACTACACATTGAGTAGCTTGGATTGTATCGAAGATTTCTTTTGCATGAACTGCGTATTCATGTTTCTTCTTTTCATCCAACTTCCATGACCTTGTTGCAACTTGTAAGTTCATGATTTCCTTCGCTGCTAAAATTCCCTCTTCAGCTTGTTTAATGTAGTTCATCAGTTGTAAGTTCACATCTTGAGTTAAACGTGGATCTGTAGGCGGTAATCCAACACCATAAATATGTTTAATTGCTTGTTGATTCAACTTTGCCCCTGTTGCATGACACCAATCCATCGCAAGCTCAAATTCCGGTTTAGAAAGTCCAGATTCAATACGAGTTAAGCGTTCGTATGTAATGCCAAGGTACTTAGATAGTCCTTTCTTCGTTTTCAGCTGAACATTGTCACAACATTCTCTAGCATTCTGTAATAATTCCCCTATTGCTGAATTGCAGTATATGCTTGTTCCCATATCTGTTCGCCTCCATATTTAGTTTTCAAATGGTTACAATGAATTTAGTACATACGTAACTTGTCTATTTTTCATGTAAAAAGAGAGGAACTATTCCTCAATGTTTTCTTTCACTTGCATCTCTTTGATGATGGCCCAACCAGCCTTGTAATATGCTTGAAGGATTTTATCAATATCCTTTTTCGATTTTGGTTCAGGAGCCACAACATGGACTTTCGTTTTTCCAAATTCATAAGTCGCTGCATATTCTTCTTGTTGGCTCATGGTGTCACCTCTTGAAGTGCTTTCTATATGTGTATGCGACGGATCTGTTGGTACTGCCATGTTAGTTGATGACATTTTCTCACCTTCTTTCATTAATCAAATCTTATTTTTTATTAACGTACCAATACTTAAATCTTTATCACCCCGAAACTTTGCAAACTGAATAGCGAGTAGCTAAAAAAATATCTTCTTTTCTCTTCCCATATAGCTTGGCTATTTGATCAGCTCTCTCTGTACTAATTTGCCGCTGTCCATTTTCAATTTGTGATAGATATCCGCCTGAAATACCCAGTTTTCTTGCAGCCTCTTCAATACTAATCCCCAATTCCATGCGGATTTCTTTTGGACCATCCATTTCATTATCACCGCCTAAAACTTTGCAATTTGTGTTGTTAATCAAAATATACTACGCATATCGCAAAGTGTCAACGCATTTTGCAAAGTCGCTACCAATTCATTTCAATTTTTGCACTTTGCAAAGTATAATTAAACTTAGAAGATGAATAGGAGGATTCCTATGATTGGAGAGAACTTACGCAAATTAAGAAAAAAAAATAACCTAACTATGAAAGAGTTAGGTCAAAAATTAAATCTTGCTGAATCAACAATATCAGGTTATGAAAATGGGAACAGAAAACCTGATTATGAGACTTTAAATAAGTTTGCAGATTTCTTTGAGGTTTCAACCGACTATCTTTTAGGCAGAGATGTTACTCAAAAAGAAATTGATACTTATAGTCCGTTGGCAGACCCAGAGTTAGGACTATGGTTCAAAGACATCAAAGATGCCTCCCCTGAAAAACAAGAAGAGCTAAAACAATTTTGGGAGTTTATCAAAACCAAAGAAAAGAACCGAAAAATAGGGGATAAACAACGTTAATTAAATAAGCTATATAAATGCACGCAATCTTGCGTGTTTTTATTTGAGCTTTATACATATTAGTTTTTACATATATTAGATTTATACAAACAGGGGGAATTTTCATTGACGGCAGAAATTTGTATCATGAATAAATTAGGAGTTGCTATGGCAGCAGATAGTGCTGTTACATTAGGAAACACTAATAAAACCTATAACTCAGCTAATAAACTTTTTGCATTATCTAAAACCGAACCAGTCGGTATTATGATCTATGGAACGGCTACTTTCATGGGAATACCATGGGAAACACTTATAAAAATTTACAGAAATGAAAATCCTCTCAAGCGTTTTGATACCCTTGAAGAATATGGAATAGACCTTATAAAATTTTTAAAAAAGCAACGTCACTATATAACAAAAGAAGATGAAATTTCTTACTACCTTAGTAGTATTCAAGAGGTATTTGATGAGATTTTATCGACTATTAGAGAAGAATTAATGGCCGAAACAAAAGATAAATCTCAGTTAGAAGATAAACAAATGGAAGATTTAATTAAAAGTGTTGTTGCTAATTACCTAGAAAGTTATAGGGAAGTGGAGTTTTTAGATAATGTTACTGAGGAAGATTTCCATTATCTAAATGATTTGCTTAATGATTCCCTTTCTCATCGAGCTATTGATTTATTGGGGGATTTATGTACCAGTGATGATGGATTCAAAGATATGTTAGTTGAGATAGGTCTTTTTCACATTACTAAATACTTTACAGACCTAAAAACTGGAGTTGTTCTTTCAGGGTTTGGAACAAAAGAAATTTTCCCAGCACTATGCGCTTATACCATTGATGGATTTATTGATACTAAGCTTAAATATAATAGGGATATTTTAAATAGAATCGGCATCGATACGGATGCATCTATTGCCCCTTTCGCTCAACTCGATATGGTTTATAGCTTTATAGAAGGTATTGATCCTAATGTCCAAAAAGTACTAAATTATCAACTATTTGATATACATGAAGAATTAATTATGACTCTAGATAGTAAGCTACAAAGCATACCTGCAATAACAGCTACTGAGAGAGAAGCGATCCTAGAAGAAATAATGCAAAAAAATCAAGATTCAATTCAAGCTTGTATCGATACATTGGATGAGTATAAAAATAAAGAACATATAGACCCTATACTTTCTATTGTTAAATCACTGCCCAAAGATGAGTTAGCTGAAATGGCTGGTGCATTAATTAACTTATCTTCTCTAAAGAGAAGAGTTAGTTCAGAACAGGAGACTGTAGGAGGTCCAATAGATGTAGCTATCATCACTAAAGGTGATGGGCTTATTTGGATTAAAAGGAAGCACTACTTTAACCCAAAGTTTAATTCTGACTTTTTCATAAAAAATCCAAATGGTTCTTCTAATTATATTGGAAAAGGAGTCGATTCTTATGAAGAAATGGATTAAACTCTTCGGGATTGCACTTGGATTATTTTTAATATATGCAATCATTCAATCTTATCAATTATTTATGGATGTTTGGATTGAAAACAATGCTCAAGATGTTTATAAAACACTAAATGCATTATTCACTTTTAAAATCCCTATCTTTATTTTTGGACCTTTGTGTGTTGTCATATGTTTAGTAGGTATTTATTTCTATGGTCAATACCAAAAAAAAGTTGATACATATGAGGAAAAATTAAATGATCACGGTCGAACATTATTAAGAAAATATAGTGAGTTAAACCAATTTGAAAAGCAAAAGTCTTTGGATAAAATCATGGAAAGTCATGCAAAAAAACATATGAGTATTTCAGCCATACAATTATACACTTATGTAGAAACCCCTCACAAAAATCATTTTGTCATTCAAATAAATCATGCAAACTCATTTGTCAAAGAACGTATAAATATTAATGCAATGGCTCAAAATTATTATTACATAGATAAAAAAATGTATACTGATTTTAAAAAGTCTTTAAAATCAGTTAATAATAACAAGATTGAGCCTTTATTACTATTTATTGATACATATCTAGGGAAAATTAAAAACAAAACAAGTTATAGAGGATCTGATGCTATTACATTTTTATTTCTTCAGGCTGCCCTAGATCTCTTAGCATATTTTTATCCTAACTCATATACTCAATTATTAGATGATGATAAAAATAAACAACTTGAAGAATTAAACAATGATATGAGAACTGGAATATTAATGGGGATTATATTAGGGACTGATTTTACATTTGAAAATAAAAGCGACGGAAATAAATCTGGTAGACGTTATGCTACATATCCATTTATAATTAATAAAACAAAATACATACTTTTAATGACTATCGATACAGACCTCCTTTCAGAAACAGAGCAATCCCAAAATGCAGAAATCAAAAGGAAAATTAATGAATTCGTCGAATTAGTATCAAATAGTTTTGTCATGGAGTATAATAATACCGAGGATGGTGAAGACCATGAAAGGGAAAATCGCTGATAAGTACACTCAAGATTATATTAATCAACGCCTAGCTAATATGGGGATAAAAAAAGAGTCAGATTCAAAAAAAACTACTGGATTCTATTCTGCAGTTTTAGGAAAAACTAAAAAGATGCGAGAATTCAAATAACTTAATTTAAAATTTACTCATTATAGTTACCTTTAGAAAAGCCTTTTCCAGGCTTTTCTTTTTTTGTTATAATAAGAACGTACGTTCTAATGATTAATTACGGAGTGAATCAATATGCATAAAACTCAACACTACTACACAACACAAATCGAAGACTATATTGAAAAATTGTACCACTCTCTATCAATCTTTGTTCCTGAGCAAATTGATATGATAATGATTGCCCAAAAATTAAACATTTGGCTGCATTTTGCTCCATTTGGTAGTCGCGCTATTTGTAGAGATGATTTATCTAGTATTATTATTGATAATCGAAACATGTCTTATCAACAATGGGAAGACTTTGGTCATGAAGTATGTCATGTGCTATTCCATGTAGGAAATCAACTATACGTGCCGAAATTATTTTTAGACTATCAAGAAGCAAAGGCGAACAACTTCATGTTGCACTTTTGTATTCCAACTTTTATGTTAAGAACGCTAGACCTCCCTGAAACAAGAAATGAATCGATTCAGCTCATCGCACAAACTTTTAATGTCTCATTTCACATTGCGGAGCGACGTATTTTACATTATGAAAATCAGCTACTCGCTAGCCATCTGCAAGATTTTTTTCACAAACATATCTAATTACACAATAAAAATCTAGTTTCTACTTAAATTCACTTGATGGTTAATTTTACATAAATTTGTATAATTTCTAATACTTGCTTTTCGTATAATTAATAATAATTAAGGAGGTCTAACTATGAAAACTGCAATCTACCTAAGAAAATCTCGTGCCGATCTCGAAGCTGAAGCACGTGGCGAAGGCGAAACATTAGCAAAGCACCGCACCACCCTGCTGAAAATTGCCAAGGAAATGAACTTAAATGTTTTAGCTGTCCGTGAGGAAATCGTATCTGGAGAGAGCTTAGTAAAACGTCCTGAAATGTTAGCACTACTTGAGGATATTGAAGATAACAAATATGATGTTGTTCTTTGTATGGATATGGACCGTTTAGGTCGTGGTGGTATGAAAGAGCAAGGAATCATTTTAGAGACGTTTAAACGCTCGAATACGAAGATTATGACACCTAGGAAGACTTATGACCTTAATGATGAGTGGGATGAAGAATACAGCGAATTTGAAGCGTTTATGGCACGTAAGGAGTTAAAGATTATTACACGCCGTATGCAACGAGGCCGTATTGCTAGTGTAGAGGCTGGGAATTACCTTGGTACACATGCACCGTTCGGATATGATATCCATCGTTTAAATAAGCGAGAGCGTACTTTAACGATTAATTCAGAAGAGGCTTCTGTTGTAAGGTTGATATTTGATTGGTATGCAAATGAGGATATGGGTGCTAGTGCAATTAGGAACAAGTTAAATGACCTTGGCTACAAAAGTAAGTTAGGGAATGATTGGAATCCTTATAGCATCTTAGATATATTAAAAAACAATGTGTACATCGGAAAAGTAACGTGGCAAAAACGAAAAGAAGTAAAACATCCTGATGCTGTGAAACGTAGTTGTGCAAGGCAAGATAAATCAGATTGGATTATTGCTGATGGAAAACATGAGCCTATCATACCCGAAAGCTTGTTTGAGCAAGTGCAAGAAAAATTAAATTCAAGGTATCACGTTCCTTACAATACAAACGGAATTAAAAATCCACTAGCTGGTATTATTAAATGCGGTAAATGTGGTTACAGCATGGTCCAACGTTATCCGAAAAATAGAAAAGAAGCTATGGATTGTAAACACCGTGGCTGCGAAAACAAATCAAGCTATACTGAATTAATTGAAAAACGATTACTTGAGGCTTTAAAAGAATGGTATATCAATTATAAAGCTGATTTTGAAAAACATAAGCAAGATGACAAATTGAAAGAAACACAAGTTATCCAAATGAATGAAGTTGCATTACGAAAGCTCGAGAAAGAATTAGTGGATGTCCAAAAACAAAAAAATAATTTACATGATTTATTAGAGCGTGGCGTTTACACCGTCGATATGTTTTTAGAACGTTCAAATGTAATTTCCGATCGTATTAATGAAATTACTTCAACGATGGAAAACTTAAAGAAAGAAATTAAAACAGAAATAAAAAAGGAAAAAGTAAAGAAAGATACAATTCCTCAAGTGGAGCATGTTCTTGATCTGTACTTTAAAACAGATGATCCCAAAAAGAAAAACAGCCTCCTAAATTCGGTTTTAGAAAAGGCTGTTTATAAGAAGGAAAAGTGGCAAAGGCTTGATGATTTCGAACTTGTGCTTTACCCTAAGCTCCCTCAAGATGGCGACATATAA